CGCCAAAATATGCTACAGCATGTCCTTCTTCAATAAGGATATCTGTTACAAGTTCTGCTGGACCATTTTCATAACGTTCTACTTTGAAGTCTCCAAGAACACGTCCGAACTTGCCTTTCATATCTTCCCCCTTACGGTCTTCAGTAGTAATAAGTTTACCGCCATCTTCCATAAGTTCTTTCAAACGTGCTTTAGCGGCTTCGCCAAATAAGTCTTCTACTTTGTCTCTTGTGCGTGACTCGGGCGTATCAATGCCCATAATTCTTACACGTTCGTCTGTTAGTGTTACACCAAAACCTAGATCAATGTCTACGTCTACTGTGTCGCCGTCTACTACTTTAATGACTTTTACGTCATACTCATTCTTTTGCATTGTGTTTCCCTCTTAACTTAGTTTCTTTTTAATCCACATATAAATTGCATACACTACTAATAGATATACTGTGGCTACTGTTACGTCTACAAGATGTTCTCGCATATGATAGATAAATTCTATACCTGCTTGTACATCGCCCTGACTTCCTACATTCTCCGTAATGTTTACTGTCTTGCCTTCGAACCCGTCAAACGCTCCATCTTCAATAACAATATCACATTCGATACAGTCTTCTTCGCTAGTAGGAAATTCTACTGTTTGATTTATGTCTGCCATTGCCCTTGCCCTCAGAGTTAGTCACTACGATGTTTTAATATATCTTTCATGACAGTTGTTGCTGTGTTAGTAAAGCACCTTGGTGCTACACTGTGTATTATTAGAGCAGGCACTAACAGTTGTAAACGTACTGCTGTCTTTAATGCTACTGCCATATGCTCTAATGGTTTTTGGTTAACTGATTCTAAATGTAACTTGCACTGTTTACTGAACATTGTTGCCAACCATGTCAAACAACGCAGGACCAAAACTACTCGCGGCCCAACCTAGTGCTACCAAAGTGATTACTCCGTAGACTAACCATTTAACTTTGAAGTCATCTACTACCATCTTGATGCCTACTAGTTCGTTTCCTAGTATGCGTAATGATACTTCCATCTTACCTGTATTGTCTTCTGCCATTATTCATTACCTTCTTTTGTTGTTGCATGAGCATTGCCATCACGCACATTTTTTTCGTCTGCAAGACACTTCCATATGTCTCCGTCCTTATTCCAAACAAACCAATCATTTTCAAATTGCTCGTCTGTAACATCTATTAACTCATTAGTTTCATTTATTTGTTTTTTGACATACTGATTAGTTGTCCATATATTCTTTTCAGCTCTTAGTAACCACGGAATACCAAGAGACCTACCATGCAAACAAGACTGCCAGCTTTGTCCTAACAACCAGACATCATCATTTAGTAAGTTTATATCGTAGTTTTCATCTATAATTAAACGAGGATCATCTTTTAATTTACCATACAAAGCAAAATCAATACGTGGATCTTCGTAACTAGCGATTATTATCTTTTCAATATCTGAGTTATTAAGAAGAAAATCTCCAATAAGATTATAATATGTTGATTTTGTATTGTCGTGCCAAGGATCTATAATAACTGCGTCTTGCATTAACTGCTCCATAATATACTACTATTTAACTATTTAGCCAAAAAAAAGGGCCGCCGAAGCGACCCATTTAGTTCTTATATTTTCAACTATTAGAAGCTGAAACTTAAACCTGCTGTTGGTGTAAAGTCTTCTGCGTCTGTGTCATAATCAACACCTGCGCTTAGTTCTGCACCATTGTAGTTTAATGTATACTCACCACCTACGTGTTGTAGTTTGTTAGTATCGTTACCATTGATATATGCTGTTAAGCCGTTTGTACCTACTGTACCTTCGTATGCAAATAGTTCTGCATCTGTATCATATGTTAACATACCACCGGCGTCTACTATACCTAAGTCTACACCAGATACTGCACCACCGAACACTGTGTTTTCACTGTCCACATTGTAGTCCATTGCACCTGTGATTGCAAAGCGATCCATATCAATTGTGTATGCACCTTGTACATTACTGATGTCTGTTACATCTGCTGTCCAGTCTGTTAGGCCTACTGCTACTGATGCACTGCCTACTGATGCTGTTAGTGATTCACTCATTGCTGGCTTTGCTAATGTTCCGTCAGTCGCTGTGTTAGCTTCTGTTTCTGGCATTAGGTTGTTGTCGTCACCAAATGCTAGTGCAACGTTACCTACTGTTGTACCAACTGTCCAGTTGTCTAGTGTTAATGCTTGACCATCTTTTACACTAAAGTCTAGATCCACTGATGCTAAACTGCCTGCGTCGATATTAAGATCAACACCCATTACACCGCCAGTTTTGTTAGCTGTTGTTTCAGCAAAATCTAAAGAAATTTCACCTGAAACAACTGGACCAAGTGCTGGTAGAGTTTCTTTTGTTACTGTTACCTCAGCTACTGCTGAAGTTGCAAGCATTGTGCCTGCTATTACTGTTGCGAGTATACGCATTATTATCTTCCTTTTATTAAACGCAAGTCATTTTGTGCTTGCAATATAGTTAATTATCATCCTTGCTCTAAATGTTAGCCTGATAACGAGCTAAATTTACAACAAAAATAAAAGAGTGTTGTAATTAAACAACACTCTTTACCTAGTCGTTCTGTTGCTAAGTGACCAACTCCCACTTACCTAATTTAGGCAGCTAAAGCCATTTCTGGCGCATAATTGTCATTTGCAATTATAAAGTTTGACCAATAACGCAGTCATCCGGTTAACTCCACTTCACTTTCACACCTGTCGATCCTAGTTCAGCCCCATCAAAGATACACTGCCAACCTCAAATAGGAGATTTCGTTGGCCATGCCCAGAACAATGTTCCTTTTTAAACAGTGTATCTATGGTGGAGCTGCGCGGTACTGCCCCGCGGTCCAGTATGTGTCTACGTTGCTTCAACGTCAACATATTATTTATACACTATTATTTAATTGTTGTCAACCAAAAAATAGTGTTTTTGTATTGCCTGCTATAATAGCACAACATGTTACAACATGTAAGACAATCCAAAAGGTACGAAAAGCCAGTGCCTTCTTTACATCACTTTGTGTAATTGGAAGAAACTCTGGCTTATCGTTATCATCAATGCCAATTGGCATACCAACAGTTCTAGCCCATAGTTTAAGCCATCGCCGCTGACCTTGCATTACATTGCGTTCTTTTTATCTTGAATTTCTGCTCTGCGGGCTTTTGTTAATTTGCCTAAGTCGCCAAGTGCCTTACGAGCTCTTGCGGCTGCTGCCTTAACATTCTTATCTTCAAACGTTGCTGACTCAGCAAGATAGTTATTAAACGCTTGTACAATTTCTTCGTGGTTGCTCATTATTTTTCTCCTATAATGTGATTGTATAATTCTTTCCAGTTTACAACTTTCGTCATACCTTCCGGAACAGGTTCATGCATGTTAAATCCATGCTCAATTAGTATGGGCTTCAACCCTAGGTTTTGTCCACATACTGCATTAGATAGCTTGTCTTCGATCCAGTACAAGCCTGAATCTTTATATGGTTCTAGTGCTTCATCTTTATCTGCACCTGTATCTAAACAAACTAATTGTTCAAACGCTGTTGCGCCAAACAACTTCTCTAAATTCATTTTACGAAGTTTATATGCATTAGAGTCTAAACTTAAACTTGTAATGCAACGGAATACATATCCGTGTTCTTCGTGTAATCTCTTAACGTAATACATACTATCACGTAGTGCTGGTAGAAATCCAATAGCAGCACTTTCATTAAACTGTTTCACTAGATAGTTACCAGTTTCCTTTGTGATACCAAATCGTTTTGAAATGTCGTATAACTGATTAGCACTTTTTTGTTGTGTGTGCCCATGCTGTTCCATCCAGCAACAAAAAGCGTATTCCCAATTGAGAAGTACGCCATCTGCGTCAGTCAGTATTACTTTTTTATTATATTTCATGTAGCCTCTTTCTTGCCTTTGTTATATTATGTACTATAATAACATAGAAAGAGTGTGTTGTCAACCATTTGCAAACACTGTTGATTGTGTAATGCTTGTAATTTTAGCAGTACAAGCATAGGTATCGTTTAATCTGCCTATTTGTTTGCCGTTTGCATACACATTTGGACTATAGGTAGCTAATCCTGTTTGGTGTTTAGAACATCCTGGAATAGTATGCGACTGTTCTTTATCGCCGCGTCTTACAACGCCATGATTTTCCACAAATACATTAGGACTACCTTCTTCAGTCTTTATATTCTGTGGGGCTGCATCACAAGCAATGCCGTCATCAGGATCAGCATCGCCTACACTTACGTGAACTGTGTTTACAACATCCCCACTTCCTAATTTACGAGCTATTAAAGGCATTATGCTACATGTATACCAGTTGTAGTTTGAATGTATTGGTTTGCAATCTCTTTGTCAGTTTTTGCCATCCAAGCAATTGCTGAACGATTGATTGTTATATTTGTATCAGATGGTACTGTAAACGAAAATGGTCCAAGTCCAAGTCCTTGTTGGCCTGCTACCATTGACATTGGCTTAGCAAGTGTAACTGTAGACATGTCTTGCTCTACTAACTTACCGAGACACTCTTCTGAGTATGTCATTTTAAGTGTTACAATATCGCCTTCTGATACTTCTTTATTTTGTATTAACATTATAGTGTAAATCCTGTTCCGTTATAATTAGTGTCTTCTAGATAAGAACCTAGTTTATCGTACCCGCCGATGTTCTCTCCGTTAATACGGATTTGCGGCACTGAACGGGCGCCTGGAAAATTCTCTAAGAGCTCTTCTTTTGTGTAATCAGTACCAAGAGACTTATAAGTGTACTCTAGGTTACGCATTTCACAAAGTGCTTTTGCTTTATCACAAAACGGGCAAGCTGGCTTGCCGTATATTTCAATCATAAACTAAATCCTTTTAGTGCATCCTTGTCTACGTCTTGCTTAATGCCACCAATGATATAAGACTCTACTTCTGTCTCTTGTGGTGCAACTTGCAAGCCTGAGCTAGATAGCCAGTGCTGTGTCCAAGGTAGTGGGTTAGTGTTAACTGGTGCATCAAATATTGCTTGCATGCCTAATGCTTTGAGTCTGCGGTTAGCAATGTATTCAACATACTGATTCAACAGTGTTGTGTTTAGACCAATCATTGATCCGTCTTTGAACAGATATTCTGCCCAATCTTTTTCTTCTGCAACGCACTCGCGCCATAGGTCGTATACTTCTTCTTGGCACTCTTTAGCAATACTTGCCATTTCTGGATCGTCTTTGCCTTGCGCCCACAACTTTAATACGTGTGTGCTTAGTGCTAGATGTTGTGCTTCGTCACGGGCAATAAGACTAATAATCTTAGCACTGCCTTCCATTAACTTTAGTTCGCCAAAGCCAAATGTACATGCAAAACTTACATAGAAACGCAAGCCTTCTAGGATGTTAACAGTCTGCATTGCAAGATATAATTTTTTCTTTACATCACGCATGTTGCCTTCTTTACGATGCGTGTAAGCATCAGCGGCTTCTGTGAATGCATCGTAATGCTTAGTAACACTTGTTGCACGAGCAATGATTTTTTCATCATCAAGAATAGTGTCAAACACTTCTGCAGGATCAGCATACACGTTTTTCATAATGTGTGTATAGCTACGTGAATGGATTGTTTCAAAGAAGTCCCAAGTAACAATACATCCTTCTAGTTCAGGAATTGAAACATGTGGCAAAAATGCTAAACATGGACCTCTTCCTTGGACACTGTCAAGTAGTGTTTGGTACTTTAGATTAGCAGTGAAAATATGTTTCTGCTCTGGTCTAAAGTTAGCAAAGTCAGCTCTATCTTTTTGTAGACTTACTTCTTCAGGACGCCAAAAATATCCTAGCATAGTTTGATTTAGTTTATCAAACACTGGAAACTTAAACACATCATAACGTTGTGTATTCTGATCTTCACCAAAAAACATGTTCTGCTTTGTGAAGTCTACTTTATCTTTATTAAAAACTGTTTTTGCCATTTGCTTCCTCTGTATCTCTATGTATAATATAGTAACGTACTTATCCTAGTAAGTCAACCATTATATTGCGCACGCCTCGCAATAATCATCATACTCTTCATCTGTTCCGTTAAATTCTGTACGTTCAACTGGGTTTTCTTTTACGTTATCATGCCAACCTACTGAGTGTGCTGGCTCGTCTGCTACATCACTTGGATCAGTTTTGTAATCATATGTGTTTTGATAATAACTAGTTTTCCATCCCAACTTGTATGTTGTTAATAAGTCTTTAATCATTACACTCATTGGAACTTCGTTGTTCTCAAAGTGTGTAGGATTGTACGACCAGTTGCCACTAATGGCTTGATCAAAGAACTTTTGCATTACTGCTACGATATTAATATAGCCTTCGTTACTTGGCATGTCCCATAGTAGTGTATAATATTGCTTTAACGACTGATACTGCGGAACAATCTGCTTAAGAGGCCCTTTCTTGGACTTCTTAACGGACAAGTAGCCTCTAGGAGGTTCGATTCCATTGGTAGCGTTCGACACAACGGAACTACTCTCCGAAGGCATCTGTGCGGACAACGTGCTGTGCCTAAGTCCGTGTTCCCTAATCTGTACTCGTAAAGCCTCCCAATCATGATTTAGCTTGTTCTCCACAATAGTGTCGACATCTGTCTTATATGTGTCAATAGGAAGAATGCCGTCGCTGTATTTAGTGCGGTTAAAGTACTCACAAGCACCTCTCTCCTGCGCTAATTTGTTGCTGGCTTTAAGCAAGTAATACTGGAATGACTCAGTAAGATCGTGTACAAGTTTCCACGCTTCTTTGTCTGCATAGTTTGCTTTGTTCTTTGCAAGATAATGTGCAAGGCCAATGTATCCTACACCTAATGAGCGTCTTGCTTTAGTGCTAATCTCAGCTGCCTTAATTGGATAGCGTTGATAGTCAATAATCTCTTCTAATGCTCTTACTGCTAGTTCGCATAGTTCTTCTAAGTCATCTAATGATTTAATTGTACCTACGTTGACAGCACTAAGAATACATAATGCAATTTCACCATCTTCGTCATCAATGTGCTGTAGTGGCTTTGTCGGTAGTGTAATCTCTTGGCACAGGTTACTCATGTAAACTTTGTCTTTGAATGAGCTATGCGTATTTGCATGGTCAACATTCATAATGTAGATACGTCCTGTTTCTGCACGTTCTTTGATCAACGCAGAAAACAACTCCATAGCAGGAATAGAACGTTTCTTAATGCTGTATGCACGTTCGTACTTTTCGTATAGCTCTTGGAATACTGCTGGATCACCAAAGTATGCTTCGTATAATCCTGGTACATCGTGTGGCGAGAAAAGAGTTATATCGCCGCCGGACAACAACCTTTCATACATAGTTTTGTTAAGCTGAATTGAATAATCTAATTTACGTACACGATTGTCCTCTGTGCCTTTGTTGTTCTTTAGCACAAGGATGTCTTCAATCTCTTGATGCCAAAAAGGAAAGTGTGTAGTAGCACTACCGCCACGCACACCATTTTGTGTACAACAACGCACTGTGCTTTCAAACTTCTTTAGGAACGGGACAATACCTGTGTGTGCTACTTCTCCGCCTCTGATGCGTGAGTTGACTCCTCGGATTCGTCCTGCGTTGATTCCGATTCCTGCTCTTTGCGCTGTATAGCGTCCAATAGACATATCGCTGGCAAAGATGCTATCAAGGGTATCGTCAGAGTCAACAAGAACGCAACTTGCAAACTGGCGGACAGGGGTCCTGACTCCAGCCATGACTGGCGTTGGGATATTGACTTTAAATAATGAGGTCGCATCGTAGTATCTCCTTACGTAGTGCATACGTGTTTCTGCTGGATAGTTAGCAAAAAGTGTTGCTGCAATCATCATATACATATGTTGCGGAGTTTCAAACAATTCACCTGTTGAACGATCCTGTACTAGGTACTTATCAACTACTTGACGTAAGCCTGCATAGGTAAAGTTTTCGTCACGCTTGTGATGTATGTAACGATCTAACGTTGCAATCTCTTCTTCAGTGTAACTTTGTAATATAGTAGGATCATATAGTCCACGTTCGATGTTCTTGTTGATCATATCAATTAAAGGAACAGAATCGTATTGACCAAAAACTTGCTTATATAAACCATAACTTAGTAATCTTGCTGCCGCATACTGGTAGTTAGGAGCATCCAATGAAATAAGATCGTTTGCACTTCGAACTAATACTTCTTGTATTTCGTGTGTGGCCATACCATCATAAAATTGTATGTTTGCATTCATTTCAATTTGACTGCTACTTACACCAGCAAGCCCTTTACAGGCTTCTTCTACTACAAAGTGTATTTTATCAATATTTAAGTGTTCTTTTGTACCATCACGCTTGACGATAGTTGTTCCATTGGACATTTTTATTCCTTCTATTTTAATTTAATATTTATTGTAGTGGTTGCATTGAGTACTCAAGTTCCGAAGCAAGACTTTTTGGTAGTGTATCTTTTGCAACATGGGTATCTCCGTGAAATCCGATCACTCTATCGCCCACGTATAAAAGATAATATGTAGTGGATGTTTTCGGATCTTGTGTAATATGTATCTCATAATTGACCTGGGATAAAACATCAGTTAACTGCAAGGTGTAACAAATTGCAAGAATCTTTACGAAGGCACAATAATTATTTTCCTCTAAAAGTTCCCAGGGGTTTGGCCAAGAGTCTTGTGTCCAAGCATCCGCAGCAATTGAATTCAGCGGCGCTGTTTTGTAAAACTCTATTGTGTCTTGTATCGGATCGAGGCTGGTTTCTAATTGACTACGAAAGTCATGCCAGAGTTGCAGCCTCTCCTCATATTTTTTATCGAACATTTATACCTTAGTTTTTACAGTATAGTAAAAGTTAGCGTCATCATTACTAGTAGAGTTTAACACATTAATGGCCAATGTGTCAAGCTCTGAATTGCCATCTTCGTCTAATAATTCTGCCTGAAGTTTTAGATATTCTTCAAATTGGCTGTCGCCTATGAAATCGTACTCGTCAACCATGTTTACTCTGTTGGTAGTTGGGTTGATAGTAACAAATAGTTTCCCTTGGCGTACTGCATCTACTTGATTACTTACATACAAGTAATCAACTTCATAGGATTTTTTGTCGTTACCCGGAAGTCTAAATAGTTTTTCGTAAGCACCGTAAGTTGTTACATAAAGTTTGTTTGCGTATCCTTGCTCAAATATTGCATGTCCTTCTAGTTCCGGAACATACGGAGCAATGTTTATGTAGCTTTGATCATAACCTAAAGCTGCTGTTCTTTTGAATATGTCATTGTTAGAATGGTTACCATCTGATTGGTAACGTAATATACTATATGTTGCATTGGCATCTGTGCCTGCATCATTACCTACGTTGCCATATTGGTTTGACTCACTTAGATTGTTTGTGCCTTTAGTAATCCAAATACCGTGTCTATCGATGTCATCAAATTCACACATTGTAAACACGTTATCACTTGGTCCAATTTCTTGTCCTGGTACTGCTACTGCTTGAGAACCAAACTCAACTCCGTGTCCGAGTGTCTGGAAAGAACAATTTGTAAACTTATTATGTTTAATATTATACTTACAACGTACACCAAAGCCAAAGCCGTATAGTGTTATATCATTAAATGTATTGAAGTTACTGCTTACTACAGTATTCTTAGACTTAATTTCAATACCAATATCAGTATCGACATATGTACTATCGCCAGATGCTCTTGTTCCGTTTAACATAATATCACTAAACACACTGTTCTTACAACTACTTAAAGTTAATGCAGGATTGTCTGTTTGCATATCAATACTAAAGCCTGACAAG